AGGTGGGGTCGCAGGGGCAGTGCGCACACCGCGGTTGCGCAGGGAAGAGGCTGGCTTGCTCATGTCGAGTCGCTGGGAAGCGAGCATGTGATGCTCACTTAGTTTTACGAAGATTGTTACGGCGCTCGTAAAACTGGCTCGTTCAGCGTGGGTGCTTGCGCACGCACTCCACACCGAATATGATGAAGTCGACTTCCTGCGGGGGTAAGTGGAAAGTATAAAGTTGCTCCATTGAAATAATGGAGTCGAGGCGCTTCTCGCCATAGACTAGCTCGACGAGCTTGTCGGACATGATGTGCGAGATGTAGGCTTCAACTTCGCGCAAGCGATCAGGGAAAGGCCAGCACAAGATGCGCATGGAATGCAGCTTGGCTAGCGTGAGCCTCCAGGAGCCGCTCTTCATCTGAAAGAAGAGGTTCGCGAAGAGCTTGTCGAAGTTGGGTTCGGCAACGTACATATTGTAAAAACCGTGCCAAACGAATCCTTGGTTCATGAATCGGGCCTCGTGAAGTGGTACGGTGGTGCCGATGGGACCGCACTCGTTTGTAGTAATGAAGCCGAGCTGCGTACGGCTGTCTTCCACTCCGTCCCAGATGGGGTGGTCGGCGAGAGCTGAATCATCGCCGATCTCGGCGCCGGGCAGGTCGTGGTAGAGGTTGGTGAGCTCTGTAACAGTTGCGTCGGGGATGGTCCTGGCGAGATGGTACAGGTCAGCGGTCTCCTGGCTCCACGTGTTGTCGCCGAGGGTGTTCTGGCAGCCGGACGGGTTGGAGCCGACAGTGATGCCGACGAAACCGTCGACGTCGATTGCATGGGTGAAAATCTTGTGCTCCAAGAACCACATCTGGGCATGGCGAGACTCGGGGGGCAGGTAGGCATTGCGCATGATGTAAATGCGCTCGATCAAGTCAGGAGACTCGGAGGCTTCCTGGGCTTTCATGTCGAGACACCTGAACCTGCGCTCTTCCTCATGGTAGTTGGGAAACCTCCTTTGCACGGATGGTCCGAACTCGCGCGATAGGTCTTGCGCCAGTGCATTCCAACCACCATGGAACTGCGACATGCCGACACGATTCCAGTAGCTGCGCTTGCCAGGGTAGTACCCTTGGTTGACCTCAAGTAGCTCTTCGTTTTGCTGGTAGTAGAGCATGATGCCGACGACTTGGTATACAATGTCGACGGTGAGGAAAGCGCGCTGCTTAGAAGTCTCG